ATAATATGGCTGTGCGGCTAATATTTGTTTTTCTAGTTCTATTAAACTAGAACCAGATTCAACAGCAACCATTCTATTTCTTGTATTGATTTTTTCTACCATTAATTCAATTACTGCAAATTTATCCATTTGTCTCATCCTTTTCAGAAGTAAATGAAGGGACTGGGCCTAATAGATATCCTTGATCATGATATGCAATTAATTTAGATACCTCGTCGCCATCATCTTTTGATGTATTTTTGGCTATTAATGTTAATACGTCATAAATTCTATGAAGCATAATATAGCTAACCATTGGAAGATTGTCTTCCAAATTCTGTTGTTGTCTATTCTCTTCAGACATTTTTATCAACCTTTTCTTTTATACTATTATACAATTTTTCTCCTATAAAATTTTTATAAGAGCAAGATAAACAATATAAAAATATATTATCTTCCATATCTAAATTAGATTGAAGAAGGCCTTGGTCCATAGGACATTCTATCCTAGGTACAAGACCCTCTTCTGATAAAGCTATATATTTAGATACATATTGTATCTTTTTCAATATCGCTCCTTAAGCTGAAGGAAACTCTGTAATAAGTTTCTTTGCTTTGACTATAGAGTTTGGCCAGGAAGACCAATCTTTACCGCCCTTAGTCATATAGTACGTTATCTCGGCATTTGTTACTGGATCAAATAATTCCTTATTTGAAACTAATTCGAATTTTTCTAATCTTTTTACACCTAGTTGCCCAAGCATATTAATTTGAAAAATTCCGTAAGATTTATCACCAGTTGATTTGTTGTCGTTTAAAGCCATTGGTCTCCCATTAGACTCTACCCTTGCAACAGCCCAAGCTGTCTTTAAGCCAATTCCTTCAAATCCCACAGCCCATAGTAAATCTTTTAAATCTTCAGGTGCAAGCATTTCTGAACTGGCATAAGTATCATTACTGAACTTATTTATTATTTCTCTTTTTAGTTGTTTTTCGGTTTTTTCTACCTTTGCAGGCAGTGCTTGAGTTGCTGTAGGCCCAGGCTGGACTGAAAACAAAAATAATGTTATCATTATAATTGCAGTCCAACTATGAACTACATCGCTCAAACGTTGTTTGATTCTCTCCATTGGCATTTCCTCCTTTAGAGATAACGGACTATAATAATAACATTGTATTTGTAGATGTGTCAACCTAGTTGAGTAGAAAGATTTTATGAATATATCATTTTCAACACCTATTATTAACTTAAAAAGTAATAATGGTTATGGATATGCTGCTAAAAATATAGTAAAATCATTGACTAATTTAGGACACTTTGTTCCATTTCAAGACCCAAAATCAAAAGTTCAATTAAATTTTTCTCAGCCATCGCATTATAAGTTACATAAAAATCAATATCAAATTAGTTATACTCCATGGGAATCTACCGTTATTCCAAAAGAATGGATTTACTACATGAATGCATGTGATGAAATATGGACAACTTCTACTTGGTGTGCAAATAATTTTGAAGATAATGGATTTAAAAATGTTAAAGTTTATCAACATGGAATAGATCCAATATGGAAGCCATACCGTAGACCAGACGATGGAATAATTAAATTTTTGCATATAGGAGAACCTGCTCCAAGAAAAGCGGGTCAAATGGTTGTAGATGCTTTTGTTTCTTTATTTGGAAATAATCCAAATTATTCTTTAACTATAAAAGCTGATCAAATAAATACAACAAGAATATATAACAACTATATAGATAAAAATATTATAGGATTGCCACAAAATTTATATTCTAATATAAATTTAATTACTGATGTTTTAAATGATGAAGATTTGGTTAATTTATATAACTCTCATGACGTTTTAGTTTATCCAAGCTATGGAGAAGGTTTTGGCTTTATTCCACTACAAGCCTTAGCAACTGGCATGCCAACTATTTGTACAAGTGGTTGGGCAGAATATGAAAATTATCTTGGGCCATTAAAGTTAAAATCTGAATTAATAGATTCGCCATGGCCTTTTCCTCATGAAGGTAAAGTTTTAGAGCCAAACTATAAACATCTACTTGAAGTTATGAGAGATGTTGTGATAAATTTTAATGCATATTCTGGTTATTACTTTGCTCAGTCAACTAAAATACATAAAGAATATAATTGGGATCAGTTGACCAATAATGCATTTGATCATATTTTTAAAAAGTTTTCTTAAAGTCTTCCCTCTATAAATAACATTTGATACACTTATATCTCACTTAAATTTAATAAACCGTCAGGCGGAGAAAAGGTCGTATAATAAATGTCATACAGCATTCAGAATCCATATGAAAATTTTATTGCATTGTCAAGATATGCAAGATGGATACCAGAAGAAAATCGTCGAGAAACTTGGAGCGAAACAGTAGATCGTTATTTTTCTTTTATGCTAGATCATTTATTTAAAGAACATTCATACGAACCTTCATCTAAACTTATAGAAGAATTAAAGCAAGCAGTTCTTGATAGAAACGTTATGCCTTCAATGAGAGCAGTAATGACTGCAGGCGCTGCTTTGGAAAGAGACCATGTTGCTGGATATAATTGTTCATTTGTGCCAGTAGACAATCCAAGATCATTTGATGAAACAATGTATATTCTTATGTGCGGAACAGGTGTTGGATTTTCTGTAGAATACAAGTATGTAAATAAACTTCCTGCAGTTCCAGAAACATTTGAAAAATCTACAACAGTTATAACAGTAGAAGATTCTAAGCAAGGTTGGGCAAAAGCATATAGAGAATTATTAGCTTTACTATGGTCAGGACAAATCCCGTCAGTAGATGTTTCAAAGCTTCGTCCAGCAGGAGCAAGACTTAAAACAATGGGAGGTCGTTCATCTGGCCCACAGCCATTAATAAATCTTTTTGATTTTACAATTGCTAAATTTAAATCAGCAGCAGGTCGTCAATTAAAGCCAATTGAGGCACATGATTTAATGTGTAAAATTGGTGAAATCGTTGTAGTTGGTGGAGTTCGTCGCTCTGCAATGATTTCTTTATCTAATATTAATGATATAGAGATGGCAGCAGCTAAATCAGGAAATTGGTGGGAGAATAATTCTCAACGTGCACTATCTAACAACTCAGTGGCTTATTCTCGTAAACCAGAAATGGAACAGTTTATTGCAGAATGGAAAAACTTATATGATTCAAAATCAGGAGAACGTGGAATCTACAATGTCGCAGCAGCACAAAAACAAGCAGCTAAATATGGAAGACGGGATCCTGAAATTCATTATGGAACCAACCCTTGTTCGGAAATTATTCTCCGTCCTTATCAGTTTTGTAATCTTTCAGAAGTCGTATTACGTGAAAAAGATACAGTTGAAGATGTTGAAAATAAAGTCCGTCTTGCCACTATTTTAGGAACATGGCAATCAACATTAACAGATTTTAAATATCTTCGTAAAATTTGGAAAGATAATACAGAAGAGGAGCGTCTACTGGGTGTTTCTTTAACTGGTCAATTTGGACATAAATTCTTTTCAGGAAAAGAAGATATTGATAAGTTAGAAAAAACATTAATTCAACTTCGTGAGTCTGCAAGAAAAGTAAATGCAGAAGAGGCTAAAAAAATTGGTATTCAGGAATCAGCAGCGATTACATGTGTTAAGCCTTCTGGAACAGTATCTCAACTAGTTGGAGTTTCATCTGGAATGCATCCTTGGCATTCTCAATATTATATTCGTACAGTACGTGGAGACAAAAAGGATCCAATTTCTACATTTTTAAAAGAAGTAGGTATACCAGTAGAAGATGATGTAATGAAACCAAATGACACATATGTATTCTCATTCCCAGTAAAAGCTCCAGAAGGCGCTATTGTTAGAAATGATCTTACTGCAATTGATCATTTAAACACATGGTTAATTTATCAACGTGCATGGTGTGAACACAAGCCATCTATTACAGTATCTGTGAAAGAAGATGAATGGATGGAAGTTGGCGCATGGGTATACAAGCATTTTGATGAGGTATCTGGCATTTCATTTTTACCACATTCAGATCATACATACAAGCAAGCACCATATCAAGAAGTTTCTAAAGAAGAATATGTAGATCTTTTAAGCAAGATGCCTAAAGAAATCAGATGGGCAGACCTTTCTTTCTATGAAACAGAAGATGGAACATCTGGAACACAAACACTTGCATGTACATCTGATGGAAACTGTGAACTTGTAGATATTTCTGCATAGTGGTATTATTATAGTATTGGGTAACACCAAAATTGCTGAGCACACGGCTCAGAAATAGGAGGATCTAATGAAAAAAGATCTAAATAATGATGGAGTAATATCAATGACAGAACAAATCCTAGCAGCTCTTGGAACATATGCTCGTGCATTCCTTTCAGCAGCAATTGCTTTGTATATGACTGGAAATACAAATCCAAAGGACCTACTAATGTGCGGTATTGCAGCAGTAGCTCCAGTGATTTTAAAGGCCCTTTCTCCAAGTAATCAAGAATTTGGTTTTAAATCAGCCAAATAATTTAGTAAACTGTATTAAGAGAGCTCCTATGCTAAAATAAGCATAGGAGTTTTCCTATTTTAGGAGATTTTGCAAATGGCAGTACAAAAAAATTTTGAAGTAGATCAAAATGCTACTTTTACCTTTGAAGTTCAATATACTTTAGAGGATGAAGTAACACCTGTAAACTTATCTAACGCAACAGCAAAAATGCAAGTTCGTGATACTAAAGGTGGATCTAAATTAGCATTTACTTTAACATCACCAACTGGTGGTATAACAATTAATGGTTCTACTGGAACATTAACCATTAAAATGACACCTACTCAAACTAATAAATTGTTTTATCCAAAATCTTCTTATGACATTATGGTCGTCGATTCTAATGGGAATAAAATAAAACTCCTAGAGGGGTTTTTAACACTCAGTAGATCGGTGACTATATGACAGAAAAAGTAATAGTAAAAGAAGAAAAAAGAAAAGTTATTGTTACGTCTCCTGGACCTCAAGGTCCAGCAGGAAGAACTATATTAAATGGAACTGGTGCTCCTTCTGGAAATTTAGGAGTAACTGGTGACTTTTATTACAATACAGTAACAACAGATTTTTATGGACCTAAATTAACAGACCTATCATGGAATAATGCAACTGTAATTAAGTTTATTCAAGAAGGGTCTGACTATTCATATTCAACTTCCTGGGAATTGGCACAGGTAACTGGTCCAGTAAATGGAGTTTATTCTATAACAATTACTCATAACTTAAACTTTTTTCCAAACGTAACAGTAAAATCTAGTTCTGGAGATATACTTGAAACTGGAATAGATTATAATAACACAAACACAATAACACTGACTATGGCTCAACCATTTTCAGGGACAGCATACCTGTCATAAAGGAGAAATAAAAAATGGCAAGATTATTTGCAACCAGCATTAATCTCAATAAAAATGAGTTACAAAATGCTAGAATTCAAAATCTGTCCTCTAACCCATCTTCACCAGTGGCAGGTCAGATTTATTTTAATACAGTAGACAATGAACTTCGTATATACGATGGTTCTCAATGGGTTGGCAGCGGTACAATTCTTTATGGAAATACTGCCAGCAGACCAGCATCTTCAAAAGCTGGATTAGTATATGCAGATACACAAACAGGAACATTTTATCTAGATACAGGATCTACATGGATACAAATCGGTGCAAATGCACAAGATATTGTAGATGCAATAAACAATATCAATACAGATGATATTGAAGAAGGATCCTCAAATCTATATTTTACTGCAGAAAGAGCTCAAGATGCAGCAGGAGAAATTCTTGAAGCTGGAACACAAACTGGAATAACAGTTCAGTATGATGATCAAAACAATTCTGTAAATTTTGTTGTAGCAGATCAATTTTTATCTCACACAACTTCAGATTTATCAGAGGGAACTAATAAATATTTTACAGATCAAAGAGCAATAGATGCCAATACAGGTTTATGGGATACTATTGGTTCCGCAGCCACAGCTCAACAAAATGCTGAGGATTATGCGGATGATGCAGTTACTGATCATAATAATTTAACAACTGGAGTTCATGGGGTTACTGGAGATGTTGTAGGAACATCTGACTCACAAACTCTTACAAATAAAACAATAGGATCAGGAACATCATTAGGTGCTAATTTAGATGCCGATGACTATAGAATTACAGGACTTGCAGATCCACAAAATCCACAAGATGCTGCAAATAGAAGATATGTTGATAATGCAATATCTGGTTTAGATTGGAAGCAATCAGTACATCTTCTTTATGATGATGCTACACCAACACTTTCTGGAGACTCAGTAACAACTCCTTTAATAATTGATGGACATGCAGCACTAGATGTAGCAGATATTGGATATAGAATACTTGTTAAAAATGGAAATGATGCTGGTATTTATGTATATAACCAATCTGGAACATCATGGACATTAACACGTTCTGACGACGCAGACACATACTCAGAACTAATCGGCGCAGCAGTATTTGTAATGGAAGGAACTCAATATGGAAATACATCTTGGGTACAATCTAATCATTACTTAACTGATTTTACTGGTCAATCATGGTCACAATTTTCTGGAACTGGATCAGTAATTGCTGGATCTGGTATTGCAATAGATGGTCTAGAAGTATCATTTAGTCCAACATCAGATGGTGGATTAAACTCAAATGGATCTATTAAACTTGCAACAGATAGTGGACTTTCTACAAGTTCTTCAGGACTACAGGTAAATGTAGGAACTGGTTTAGAAGTAAATGCAGATACTATTGAATTTGCCTCAGGATATGGTATACGCAAATACGCAACATCAATAGGTAACAACTCATCAGTTGCAGCAGATGTAACACATAACTTTGGAACAAAAGATGTAACCGTTACTGTATTTGATAATGCTACAGATGAAGAAGTTTTTGTAGATGTTAAACATTATGACAATAAAGTAACAATTACAACTGCAACAACAATTACAACAAATCAATATAGAGTAGTAATAGTAGGCTAAAAATGTCAAAAAAGATGAAGGTACCACTTAACCTTCTAACATTATCCTCCGACCCAGTTTTTGGGTCGGCAGGAGATGTTTACTTTAATCTTATAACAAAAAACATAAAGTTGTATAATGGATTAGTCTGGGTTGACATAACACCAGCATCAACAGACCCAACACCATTTTACATGCACACACATACATACGATGGAGATGTACATACAATAGATGTAGGCAATCAAATTACATTTAAAGAAATAAACTTAAATTCTTTACCTGAAGAAGATTTGCCTGATATAATTGGTATTGATGGTGGTGCACCAAACGATGTTATAACAAATGCACAATCATCAAATTTAAGTTTGATGGATGGTGGAAACGTTGGCAATTAATTTTCCAAACAGTTTAGATACATTAACTAATCCTAATTCTACAGACTCACTATCAAGCCCATCCCACTCAGAGCAACATAGAAATGCTAATGATGCTATAGAGGCGCTACAACAAAAAGTTGGAGTAGATGGATCACAAGATGTTAATTCTATAGATTATAAAATTTCAGATATAATATCTCAACTAGATGGCTTAGATAATAGTACTGAATCTATTCAAACATTATTAGGCTTAGAAGGCAATAATGATGTTTCAATAAGTGGAATAGAAAATAAAACTGTTATAGATAGTTTTTCAAAAACTTTATATAGAACAGTAAGATGGGTTCTTCAAATTTCAAGAGGAACAGATTTTGTTGCTGAAGCTTTAGATTTAGTTCAAGATGGAACAGATTTCCACTTGCAAGAGTATGAGATATCATCAAATACTTCAAATGTATTAGCAACAGTTACATTAGAAGAAAATTCAGGTATAATTAATTTATGCGTTACTCCTACGAGTACAGCAGTTACTGCTAGATTCTACAGAACAGCGCTTAAAGTATAAAAAAAGCAGTAAAAAGGGGATAAAGTGGCAACAGTAAATAAAAACTTTAGAATCAAAAATGGTTTAGTAGTTGAAGGATCAACCGCTACCGTTAATGGTCAAAATGTATTAACAGAAACTGGTTCAGACCAGTATATTTTAAATTTAATTGGCGGAGAAACACTTGTAAAATCAGTTAATTCTTCTCAATTAGAAGTAAGCGTAGGCGGAGAGCTATCCGTAAAAGCAAATGTATTTGACGCATATGGATCCGCTTCACAAGCGCTTTCAGATGCCGAAGATTATGCAGATAATTTAGCTGCAGGAAAGCAAGATACACTATCAGCAGGAACTGGTATCACTATTTCTTCAAATACTGTCTCTGTTACTGCTAATACTTATGATGCATACGGCGCAGCCTCACAGGCACTTTCAGATGCAGAAGACTATGTAGATAATGCATTAAATAGCTATACGCCAACATCTAGTTTAGATACTACAATTGATGGTTATGGATATTTAAAGTCTGCTGACCTTGCTGGTTATGCAACAGAAACCTATGCAGATACAGCAGCATCAAATGCACAAGATGCAGCTGAAAGCTATGCAGATGGTTTAGCTGTTAATTACGATGCAGCTGGCGCTGCTTCAACAGCAGAAGCAAATGCTAATACCTATACAGATAACGCAATCAATGGCCTAGACACAGACGACATTGAAGAAGGTACAACTAACAAGTATTATTCAGATTCCCTTGCTCGTGGAGCAATAAGCGCTGGAACTGGAATTAGTTATAACAGTGGAACTGGTGTAATTTCTGTAGACAATACAATTGCTACTGAGTCATATGTTGATACAGCAATTAGCAATCTAGTAGACGGAGCTCCAGGACTTCTAGATACACTAAATGAAATTGCAGCAGCAATTAATGATGATGAAAATTACTTTACAACAGTATCAAATGCAATTGCAGCTAAGCAAGACACCTTAACTGCAGGAGCCAATATTGATATTACCTCAAATACAATCTCTGTAACTGGACTAGATACAGACGATGTAGCAGAAGGTACAAACCTATACTTTACAGATGCTCGTGCAAGAAGCGCAGTAGATGGAACTGATCGTTCTTTTACTTCTGTTGAAATTAATGAGGTTTCAAAAGAAGTTGCAGCAACAACTGGAAATATTGCAACAGCAGCAGCTACAACAGCATATGCTTGGGCAAAAGCAGATTATCGCAGTGCCAAGTTTATGGTTAAAATTAAAAATGGATCACACACAGAAGTTTCTGAGCTACTAGTTACTTTAGACACATCTGATAGTGTTTATCTAACAGAATACGGAATGTCATCAACAAGCGGAACATCTTTAGGAACTATTACAGCAGATGTAAGTGGATCAGATGTGCGTATCCGTGTAACACCAGCAAACAATAACTCAGAGGTTATTGTAGCTGGAACATTGTTAATATAATTAAATAATAGGCCAGGGGAGAGCCTGAATCTCCCCACAAATAAAATCGGGGGATAGGGAACTCGTGACTACAAATAATAAAGACTTTGATGTCCAAAATGGACTAGATGTAAACGGACCAGCAACACTAGGTTCTACTATGGTTATTGATAGCACTCCGATTTCAATAGATTCTCAAACAAATAGATTAAAGGTCAATGTAAATAATACTTGGCTTGAATTAGCTATGCTTTCAGATATCCCACAAGCAGTAGTAAATAATATAGAGGTTCAATACGATGGCAACTAATAATAGAAATTTTAAAGTTAAAAACGGATTAAATGTAAATGGAACAGCCACATTTAATTCAGATTTTGTTTTAAACGGTACCCAGTTAGCTTTTGATTCAGACACAAATAGATTAAAAATGTATGTAAATAATGAATGGGTACAGGTAGCTTTATTATCTGATGCCGAAACATTATCATTTGAAGATATTGCAGTATCAGTTGATTATGATGGAAATGCAACTTATATTGTTCAAGGAAACGGAGTTACCCCGTCAGGAACTAGCAAGTTTGTAGATGGCGGAAACCCAGAAAGTAGTACTTTTAGATATATATTTGATAGTGGTGTTATAGCCTGATCATTAT